GGCAGATGTAGTAACAAAAGGATTGGCTTGCAGACCGTAACGGGTCTTAAAGGCAATCTTAGGTTGGAATGTGGTTTCGTCAACTGCGCGAACCATCGTGAGAGGAACGTATGGGCAGTAGAAAATTCCAGCATCATATGGATTAGATCCACGGAATCCAACAGTAGCGTAATCGCCAGTTGTATATGGATCAACATAAACCTTGATACGACCGTTAAGAACACCAGCGAAGGTGTTTCCGGCTGCGTCAACGTTCAGGTCTGTGGACAGATCGGGTGAATAGTCGAGTTGACCAGCGGCCGCAAGAGCAGAAGCAACGTTGCTAGAAGCGATAACAAAGTTACCTTTTCCGCGACGAGTTTCTACAGCGATTGTGTTGGCTTCAACTTCCAATTGGTAGATCAGACTCTTGAATTTTTCAACAGCCCAACGTCCATCAGCGTCAGCAACCAAGTCGAAAAGACCATCTGTTCCAACATTAGCGGCACCAGTTTTGGCTGTGCTGTTGATAGAACGGATAACTTCGCGATTGATTTCAGCGAGAATTTCAGAGGATAGGATGTTTGCCAATTCAGACTCTGCATCCAATCCGTGGATTGCCTTCAGGTCTTGAGCGAGTTCCAGTGTGTATTCAGCTTTCAACTGACGAGTCTTAGCAGTTACAGTGGCCTTTTCGATTGTAAAACCGAGTTCGCCAGGATCAGCAGCTTCAGCAGTTGCTGTAGCAGTACCAGTACCAGTTGTATATGCAGCTTGGGGTGAATCAAGACTTCCATGTGGAAGTGTTCCAGCATGGGTTCCTGCTCCACTGAAGTCAGTGTCTGCTTCGTTGAAGAGAGCTTCGGTATCACCAGTTACGATGGGAGTACCATCTCCATAACGGGCCTTCATAGCGAAGATCAGTCCTGTAGGACCAGACATCGGTTGAACACCAGCAACATCATATGCGATGAGATTCGGCATTGCGCGGCGAACGAGAGAGATCAATACTGGATCATAAGTCGTAATAGACGCGGTGTTTGTTTGATTTTCGTTTAGCATTCCATTTGCTGCCCGTTCTTCGTTAAGAGCACGTTCGGTGTTCTCAAGAAGTTTGGCAGTAACGGATCTGCGATATGAGTCTTTGAACGCGGGAGCATCAGAGCTATCGAGAACAGGGGCCCATTTTTGTAGGTCGTTTTCTGCGTTAAACATTTTTTATGTTTCCTTTAATTTGTAAGTAAATATTTTACTTGTTGTGGCTGTTTTGTTGAATGTGTCTCAGGGAAGAGAGATATCCTTGCATTGTCTTTGACAAATCTGCTTGAGGATCAACTTCACCTTCGACGATTATTTCGGTTTCATCGGAAGAACTTTCTTCCAATACTGGGGCGGATTTTTCTTCAACATCTTCGTCGAAGAAATATTCCTTAATTACTTGAACTTTAGACTTAAAGTTAGATGCATCGACAAATTCGATACCTTCAAGTAGTTTGATGAACTTAGAAGTTTGAGTAGAGGTAAAATCTGAAGTTGCTTCAGAAATGATCTTTTCACGTTGAAGTTCAATAATCTGAGAAGCGAGAGTATCGCGTTCTTCAGAGATTGTTAAGAGTTCCCTCTTTGTTGTTTCAACATCTTCACTGAGACTGTCTACCAGATCAACCTTGCTTTCAGGTACTTCAATATAACTCTCAACAAATAAATTCTTGAGTTCATTCATGAAGTTTTCAGCAATTTCAGTACGTAACTTATTGTCAACATACTCGCGATTTTCCGTCATCCAATCTTCAACTACATATGTGAGGTAGTTGTCGATTTTTTCAATCAATGAATCGCGAACATATACGATTTCCTCTTGAAGAGCTTCTTCGTATGTATTCTCAAGTTCTTCCTTGATTGTAATGATTTTATTGGCAACAGCAGCTTCGAAAAGAGCAGATGCTTTACTTTTGAAGTCTTCGGTGAGATTAGAATCTGCGTCAACAAGAACCTTTAGGTCCGATGCGAATGCTTCTTCTACTTCTCTTTCGACTTCTTCAGTTTGCATAGATGATGTGATAGCATTATAAGCTGCCACTAAATCATCTTTTTTCATCTCCCGTAGTCCCTTATACATGGCGTTTACCATTTCTGCCTTTGTTTGTGGCCGAGTGGATTTCTTTTCACCATTTTCTTCTATCTCATCCTCATCATCATCACCTTGCATTGCTTCATAAGCCTTAATAAGATCATGTTTCTTCATGGATTTGATAGTAGAGAAAGCATCAGCAAGAATACCTGCTTTTGTTTTCGGTTTTACAGTTTCAACTTCTACTTCTTCG